ACAGGAGAAGTAAAGCAATGGACGGAAGCGAGTGGATTACAAAAGTATTTGGATCAAAGCGATTTGATTATCATGCACAACGGAATAAGCTTCGATGCTCCAGTACTCAGGAAGAACTGGAAAGTTAGGATGAAGCTGAGCCAAGTGTACGATACGCTCGTAGCAAGTCGCCTTCTAAGTCCAAGCTTAGAGGGAGGTCACAGTCTTGAAGCGTGGGGTCAACGATTAGGATTTCCTAAAGGTGACTTCAGTGACTGGGATGGTGGGTTAACTGAAGAGATGATAACCTACTGTATCCAAGACACACTAGTAACACAGAAGTTGTATGAACATTTACTAACTGAATTTAAGAATCAACAATTTGATAACAGGAGTATCGATCTTGAACACAAAGTACAAGCAATCATCTGTAAGCAAGAACAAAACGGATTCAAACTGGATGAACAGAATGCTATCATCCTTCTTGCAGAACTTAAAGGTAAGCTTAGCCATATTGAAAATGAATTACAGAGTGTATTTCCAACGAAAACAACTGAAAGATATTCAGAGAAAACAGGCAAGCGTCTCAAAGATGAAGTCGAAGTATTCAACCCCGGAAGCAGACAGCAAATTGCCAGTCGCCTCCAAGAAAAAGGATGGAAGCCAAAAAGATTTACCGATAAAGGACAAGCAATCGTCGACGAAACGACGCTCAACGAAAGCACAATCCCCGAAGCAAAGCTAATCGGTGAATACTTGTTGTTACAAAAGAGAATCAGTCAGATCGATTCTTGGTTAAAGGTAGTAAGCAGTGACGGTAGGGTACATGGTCGTGTTATAACTAACGGTGCAGTCACAGGAAGAATGACGCACATGAGTCCTAACATGGCACAAGTACCTAATTCAGGTAGCGAGTACGGTGCAGAATGTCGTGCTCTTTGGACAGTAGAGAAAGGATATAAGTTAGTAGGTATTGATGCTTCAGGACTGGAGTTAAGAATGCTTGCTCACTATATGGAAGACGATGCGTATACAACTGAAGTCGTATCAGGTGATATCCACACAGCTAACCAAAAGGCAGCCGGGTTGGAAACGAGGAATCAAGCTAAGACGTTTATATATGCATTCCTCTATGGTGCAGGAAGTGCCAAGATCGGGAAGATTGTTGGTGGTTCAACAAAAGAAGGAGAAGTACTCATCTCTAATTTTCTTAAGAACACACCTCAGTTACATGCGTTACGTAAGAAAGTATCTGCGACACTTCTTAAGGAAGGAACACTCCCAGGTCTTGATGGACGTAGGTTACAAGTTAGGTCGGAACATTCCGCACTCAACACACTCCTTCAAGGTGCAGGTGCAGTTGTCATGAAGCAAGCGTTAGTGTTACTAGATAAGAAACTTAAGTCAGCGAAGATTGATTACAAGTTCGTAGCTAACGTGCATGATGAATGGCAGATAGAAGTAGAAGAAGCAAGAGCAGAAGAAGTTGGTAAGTTAGGTGTACAATCTATAGCTGAGGCAGGACAAGCCCTCAACATGAGATGCCCTCTTACCGGTGAGTACAACGTAGGTAATAACTGGAAGGAAACACATTGATTAATGATAAACTAAAACAATGCATTCTAGAGATGCTACGTATGGGTGAAGATCCTGATAAGATTCAGGAAGCTTTAGGTGTTGCGTATCATGATGTCGAGAAAGCAAGGACGTACAAAGGACAGAATCAGGTAGCTGAGTTTGCTCAAGCAATTAAAGACTCGGACTTCAGACCATGAACTTACCTGATGACGTTGAGTTAATAGTAGCACTAGGTATTGACAAGGATGACAAGCTAGTTCTTGCGTCGTACCTAGAGATGGAAGATCTTGAAGCATTCTTAGAAGACTGCCTTGAGATTGTAAAAGAAAAACAATTGAAAGAAAGCTTTACATTGCAGTAAACTGTGGTATAATATATGTGTAGTACAAATTACTTGAAAGGAAATTCAAATGAGCGTAGTTAAAATCAAAGGTGAATTGTTTTGGTGTAAGTGGATGAAGGAATACAACACAAAGTTCAACACTAGCAACGACCGCTTTGAAGCTGTGGTAGGTAACATCTCTGATGAAGATGTAAAGAAACTAGCTAAGTTAGGTATCAAGATTAAGAACAAAGAAGGTCAAGGTAACTTTATTCTAGCTAAAAGTAAGTACGAGTTCACACCAGTGACTTCTAGCGGTGACAAGGTAGCGATTGATGAGATCGGTAACGGTACTAAGGTAGAGGTTGACTTGTCTTCTTATACACACCGTATGAGTGCTATGCATGGTAACGCACCTTCGATTAAGAAGATTACTGTTACTGCATTAGAGAAGTACGAACCTGAAGCAGTGGCTGTAACAGACATTGACGATGACGACATCCTCTAAGAAAGCTTTGATCGATGCTGATTCTCTAGTTTATGCTATCGGTTTTTCAAGTCAAGACATTGAAGAACCTTTAGCTAAATGGAGACTTGATGAAGCGATCAATAATATTCTTAATGACTTAGGTACTAAAGACTACGAAGGTTGGATTACAGGGAAAGGAAACTACCGTAACGATATCGCAGTCACAGCACCTTACAAAGGACAGCGTAAGGCAGAGAAGTTCTAAACCTGAAGCAAAGCTGATTGGTGAGTACCTTTTACTACAGAAGCGAATCAGTCAGATAGATTCTTGGTTAAAGGTAGTAGGTAAAGACGGACGAGTACATGGTCGTATCATTACTAACGGTGCAGTGACAGGTCGTATGACTCACATGAGTCCTAACATGGCACAGATACCGAACTCAGGTAGTGAATATGGTGAAGAGTGTAGAGTGGAATAAAACCCTCTAGCCAATAGTTTCTAGCATCAATAACACCATGAATAACTTGTGATGGGTTCATCCATGCAACAGGTTTATTCATAATTTACAATCGCCTCCGTATAAATATACTGTCTACCAATCTCGTTATCTATATCAACACATACACATTCACGTTTAAGGTTACTGATGTATGGATCTCTAACAAGAGTAGCAGTACTTGTTAATGTACCTGCCACCCTGATAACTACTCTATCACCTGCTTTATATTCGTTCAATCCCTTGCCTCACTCTATAAGGAAACTTATTTTCTAACCAAAAACACCTGCGATGATTGTCTTCACTGATTGCTCTATACCCAGTCCATCCTTTGTAGCTAGTGCAGTGATCAATGTTATCTACATAGTTACTCATTGAGCCATAAGCAAAGCCACCAAAGAAAGTAAACAATCCTAAGAATAGATACTTCATTTTCTTTTCCTATTGTTTGTGTGTAGTTTATCAAGTTTCATTTGTAATTTCTCCATAGACTTTAATCAGAATCTTATTGTCTTTTTTGTTTAGAATGTTAAATGCCTGCATCAGTTCACCTCCGTTATTGTTACGCAAGCTCCAGCGTTGGTACTTGTGCTGGTAGAGGTTGCATAGATTAAGAATATCTCTGAGTTGTTTGAACTTAAACTTTGGGTGATGTAACTAAACGCATCATCTTCCACGCTAAACCCTAAAGCACTTCCTGTTGCACCTGCGCCTGTCTGGGCGTAAACATAAGTTGAAGCAATTACTCTGTCTGATCCACCAAAAACAGAGTTGATGTTTGTTGAATATTGTAACCCAGATACTCCTGATTTTACATCAACCCAGGAGTTTGCTGTTCCAGAACTCACTGCGAGTGAGCCTACATCCGCAAGATGAACAATTTCAAACAGAGTTGTTTTTGTATCGGTAACAAAACTGAATGCGTTCATGTGAGCATGATGTCGGTTGTGCATTCCTAACAAAGTATTGGATAATTTTATTCCAAGAATCGGCTTTCTGACAGTAACCGCTTGCAAAGAAGTTCCATTTGTAATTCCCCAGGTTTGCCCACGATCCACATGAGCGCCCTGCTTATGGACAGCAACACAAATTGTTACAAAGCTTGCGGTTGTTGTAATGGTCTGTGTGTTCTTGATCTCATAGCGGACAGGTAATGTAGGCTGT